GGACCAGTGCGCGACTAACGCAATATTTGGAGGCGGGTCAACTTGGACCAATGGATGTCTTGAGGCTTTGGGCCTGGACACTTTGGGCCAACATCCGCCTCTCAATATTCCGTTGTTATAGCCGCAACCCACGATTGTGATGTCTAATTGCATTCACAATCAATTGGAATCTCTTGGCCAACGGTATTTGAAAATCACACCGGAACCACAACCAAAGAATCTCAACTTCCAACTCTTGGATCGAATCATAGAACACTTAGCGAATGAAGTGTCGGAGTTCTTCAATCCAGAGTTTAATTTTCAACAGTATGTTAGGCAGAAGCCAGGAGCGGTTAGGCGCCGTTTCTTGAAAGCATACTCACAGATGTGTAATGGCCAACGAAACATATCTGAGAACTCCGAAATCGCTGCCTTCGTCAAAAATGAACGTTATTTTGAAGGAGGTAAGTCTCCGCGCATGATAATGGGGAGAGACCCCAAATTTATCATAATTTACTGTCGATTTATCGCACGTTTGGAAGATGCTTTCTTCCAATTACCTCAAGTCGCAAATGCTTGCGACTATGTTAAATGTGGAGATAAGTTCTCTAAACTCTACAATCATTGCGCACACATGTTCGAGAATGACATGTCTAAATTCGAAGCCACACAAAGGGAATGCTTGCTCGGCATGGAGTACCTTGTCTATGACAAAGTATTACGTAAGTGTGGTTGTACATCAGAAATTGAAGATCTACGCACTGTTTTTGCAGCTAAATGCATAAAACCGGTTGTTACCGGTGATGGCATTAAAGCAAAGTTTGAATGGTGTAGAGGGTCTGGTGACATGGACACAAGTCTTGGAAATGGAATCATTAATTATATCAGTACGATGTATTTTATGATCCACAATTTCTGCGGACAAAATTGCAAACTATCTAAATGCAATTGTAAAATTTTCGATAAATTTGTGTTAAAAGGAGACGATTCTTACGGCTGTTGTCCAAAATCAGGTCTGACCAATACTTACGCGTGGTTTGGTCTGGACGCAAAACTGATTTACAGATCTGATGCCCGTAATGTAGAATTTTGTAGTGGTCACTTCATAAGAACTGCAAGTGGCCGCTGGACATACGTTCAAAAATTGCGCAAGCTGATCACATCGGTTTCCACCTGTATTAACCCTGACATAATCAAGAATGGGTGGACAGGCCACTATCTTAAGTCGTTAGGACTTATGTATCTCAAGTTATATAGTGGTGTGCCCATCTACGAAGATTTTGCCAAAATGTTAATGACAGCTGATGATGATCATGGGATTAATACCAATCTCATTGAGGGAGTATCTTATGGTGCCTGGGAGGCCTTTTCTAAATCGGGTAATTCACAAGCTGTAGACTCGTGTCCGGAAACAATCCTAGACATTGCGGAACATAATGATATGCCTCTCGCTCAATTAGAGGCGCTGCGTAAATGTTTTGTCTGTACGCGAATAACATTGCCACAACACCATCTTCGACGTTGCAATGTTCGGACAAAACTTAAGGACGAAGATTTTAGAGATCCGGGTTCAATCATCAGTACCTGGGTAAATAGAATTGAATTGGGCAAACGTGCTCGGGAGATCCGCAAGACTCTCACACATTTGTCACATAAGCCTACTTATATCAGGGCTTTGTTTAACAGACGTTAATGATTCAATTCAACCTCGGGGGTAAACG